CGAATCATGCCGGAAGAAAAAGCGTACGACATTGACTACTACGGAAATCCATGGAAAGGAGACTACAACGTTCCTATCCTAGCAAAAGCCCACTTCAAGCACACCGGCAACTGGTTCCTGCCAACCTTCATCAAAATAAGGTATGGCATCGATGAAACTAAAAATCCTGAAGTTTACGTTAGGAAAGTAGAAGAGCTAAAGCGAATCAAGGAAGAGTGGGAAGAAAAAAGAAGGATCGAAAACGCTGAAAAATCGGAGCAAAAGCGAATCGAACGCGAACGTCAGGATCGTCTGTTCTGGGAACGTGAGAGCAAGCGCAGAGCTCGTCAGGAACGCAACCGTTTGTTCTGGAAACCGTTCAACGATACCATGAACAAGATCGGCACCAGCATCTCGAGCGCTATGACCTTTGACTACAAGAAGAGTCCAATCATCAAACGCACCAAGCAGTTCATCGGTTTGCTGGTTTCCATGATCGTACTGGCCATAACTGTCTTTCTGGTAATGGGCGTTACTTACGTGATCATTGCAGCAGCGGACGGCGTAGCATACCTCTTCACTAGCTTTGGAATGTACATACTGGGAGCAGTGTTAGCACTCGCAGCTCTAGCAATCCTAGTAGCGATCGAGTACGTTATATTCAACTGGATCCAGCACGTCATAGGCAAATACCAGATGGGAAAGAAAGTTTGGTACGTTCAAGGTTTTCTGTACGTTATCGGCTACCCGGTTAAGTACCTCATTCTCGGAATATTCTACCTGCTGTACTACATACTGTTCGTTCCGTTGAAGTTCATCTTCTACACTTTCCTCTGGAAAGTTATCCTGGTCAACCTTGGGATATTCCTTTGGGGCCTGTGCAGAGCAATCGGCGGCATCTTCGTCGGTAGTCTCGGAATCTTCGGAGAGTACTTCGGAGCAAGCAAGAAGGACTACTGCCCAGGTATCGAATGGACAGATACTGAAGACTAAGATAAATAAAAGTGCTCGGTTTCAAAAGAATCGGGCACTTTTTGCGTGAAAAGGGTATATTAACCGTAACAAACTTAAAAATTATGTGGACAATAGTAATTGCACTTTTTATCGGCCTTATCGTTGGAGGCTGCTTGTACGGAAAGAACTTCTGGGAAAAGCGAATCAACGTTCTGGGCATCTCAGCTGCACTCATGCTGGTGAGCTTACTAACTACTTCCTTTGTCTTCAGACCTTCCATCAAACTCACGGATGAGGTTAGGCAGAGGTACTACATCAAGCCCATGTGGATAAGCGAAAAAGCTCAAGATTCCACAGGTTTCGTCATGGCTAAAGATTCCTCATGGAGGATAACTGACTTGGAAGGAGAAGCACTCGTAGCTAGAGGCATACGAACTGACAGCATCAAGACTGACACAGGCGTCTTCATCAAGAAATCCTACAAAAAGGAAGTTCTCATTCACTACATTCTCTATTGGAACTCAGCTTACGATACAGCTATTGGGTACGTTCAGGTAAAGGACAACAAATTGGACGTAGACTATTGGACAGTCTCGTCAGATCTTAAGGTCGTTCCAATTCCTGAAGGAGATACGGTTAGCAAGCCAAGGTTCGAGTCTATTGGAATAAAGTACGCTGAGAATTTCAAGTGGATAGTAAGCGAATCCATTCCAGCCTGGGGAGACTACATGTGTTTATACCTTCCGCAAAAAGAGTACGATGCTCTTCCTGAAAATGTAAAAAGAACCTGCGCTTTCAAAGGCCGGGAAAATTATCTCAAACAATTAACAAGCAAGTAAGGAGGATTGATCATGACTTACGTTGAAGTACTCTGGAAAAAAGAATGCATACACAGGAAGCGAATGAAGACCATGATGACGAAGGAATTCAAAGGATCGACCAAGATTGCCGGTTTTTTCGTAGCTCTGATTCTTACGTTAGTTCACTACGCTTACGCTGGGATGCACACGCTCTACGAAACAGCGTTATTCATCTTCAATCGGAAAGCCTTCAGAGCGAACCTTATGAAGCTCGAGATAAGCGTAACTCCTACTCGTGAGTTCAAGGTTGACGGAAAAAACGTCGAGTCGGAAGTTGAAAGTGATCGAGAAAAGTACCCAATTCTTAACCGAACTTTGGTTCAATAGAAATAAAATAGGAACGCGCTCGCCCGCGGGAGAATGGACAGGTTTTAGCCTGTCCATTTTTGTTTGGCTGGATTTTTTCCTTTCGGGAAAAAGTTGTAATTTAGCTTCACCAATTATTTCAATGAGAATCAATCACTTGGAAAAAAGTTTGTAAAAAAGTTCCAAAAAAATTGGCCAAACGTTGGAAAAAGTTGTAGAATAGTTTCACATCGACGAAAACTTTTAAGAAGGTCGTGATAAATAAAACCGAACACTAACACAAACAACAAATGAAAACCCTACAGTTACATAAGGCGTATCGCAGTTCCCAACCAATATCCCTCGAGGGCTTTATTGGAACATGGAATCCATCATGCGATGACGTAAGAATGGGCTCAGGTTTGCATAGGTTGAAGTGAAGGTAATTATCACAAGAAACTTGGAAAACCCGGGCCTTCAAAAAGAAAGCTCGGGTTTTTTGTTTTAACAGTTCTTTAACATAAACGCGCTCGTGACTGAGCGGATAAGCACCAGCCGAAATTGGTACACTGAACGGGCTTACAACCTTAACGTTCAGAAATTAAGCTGGAATCTACGGAGGTTCGAATCCTTCCGAGCGCACAGTAAAGGTTCTTTGACATCTTGGAAAATATTGGCACAAAGCTAGGCGGTCTACCGCCCGCCTAGCACAAGCACGGGGCCGTGATGGTGACCCGTGCAAACGCGGAAATAGCTCAACTGGTAGAGCATTAGCCTTCCAAGCTAAGGGTTGCGGGTTCAAGCCCCGTTTTCCGCTCACATGAATCATTTCTATCTTCACCTCAGCAGGACGTTGGGATGATGGATGATGATTCATATTTTGGGAGTATAGCTCCAACGGTAGAGCGAAAAGCTGTTAACTTTGAGGTTGTGGGTTCGAATCCCTCTACTCCCGCAGAAACGAGCAGGTGTCTGTATAAATAAAATAAAGGACAAGCGCTCATGCATGAATGTAAATATTGCGGAAAAGCATTTGATAATGGTTTGAAGTTAGGAGGTCACATCGTTTGGTGTAAAAATAATCCAAACGTTGAAACTTCCAGACAGAAGAGTCAGAATCGAATGATGGGTCAAAAAAATCCAGCAAGTCGATCTGAAGTCAGACGGAAGATTTCCGATACAGTAAAGGAAAACGTCAGGACTGATAACTGGCACCTATCTTTTTCGAAAAAACGAACAATCGAATACGGTGGTCAACGATTTCACGGAACATGGGAAGTTGAATACGCCAAATGGTTAGATTCACAAGGAATTCGGTGGAGACGACCAACTGAAAAGTTCAGATACGAATTCGATTCAAAAACTCGATATTACACTCCAGATTTCTATCTCGTTGATGACAATCAATACGTTGAAATAAAGGGGTACCCTACCGAAAAGGATTTTGCAAAGTGGAATGAATTTCCACTTTCATTGAAGATATTGAACGGCCAGGATCTTTTCTCGTTAGGACTCATTTCTGATTATCGTAAAGTAAATCGAGAGTACAGAGGAAAATCTTGGAATTCATAAAGAAACATGGGGAAGAAATTCAATACTCTGTCGAATTTCTTCGGAAACGATAGCAAAGATAAGAGTTACTTCGGTAAAAAGCAAACTTGAAAATTGGTAATGTTGGTTCGAATCCAGCCTTCCCCGCCAAAACTGTTTTCCTGTACAGTAAAAACAGGTACCTATGGGGAAGAAAACAAAAATGCGCACTGTCGGTTTTCTTCAGCGATGATAGCAATGATAAGTGTTACTTCGGAAACAATCAATCTCATAAGTTGATCTTGTTGGTTCAAATCCAGCCTTCCCCACGAATGATTCCGCACCCTCCAGGAAATCAAAAATAGAGGGAAATGGGATGTTATTCCGTAGATGGTAGCGGGGCAGACTGTAAATCTGTTGTGAAAGCTCGGGTGGTTCGACTCCATCACATCCTACGTAGTTTACAGAAGTTTTGGTAAACAGGCCGCATATAAATAAAAATAAAGCAATGCGGCTAAACCAAGAAATCGTAGACAAAATCAATGAAAATGCCAAGAACGTTAATTCTGTTTTGGAACTTTCAGAAGTAACTGGAATCAGTAGAGTGACTCTAACTAAATATTGCAATCTGTTAGGAATTCAAATTGAAGTCAAGTTACGCAAAATGAAAAGAACCGGCGGAGTAGCATTCAAATTGCTTGACATTCTCGAAGGAAAGCATCCAGAATATCCTACGTCTAAACTAAAAAGACGTTTGATTGCGGAAGGTTACAAAGAGGATCGTTGCGAAGAATGCGGAACTCCAGCAGAATGGAATGGTCGACCTTTATCTTTACAAGTCGATCACATTGACGGAAATAACAGAAATCACAGACTTAGAAATCTGAGACTTTTGTGTCCAAACTGTCATTCTCAAACGCATACGTTCGGAGCAAAAAACATTGTCAATAAGAAATCAAGCATAGTAAGGTCATAGAGTTACTTCGATCGTGGGTTCGAATCCCATCATGGAGCAATCCGTGTAGACAAGTGGTTAAGTCATCAAACTTGAAATTTGACATCAAACAAATACCTCTATCCAATGTTCTTGTTTGTAATTATGGGCCGAATGCGACGGTTGGTGCGCGCCCCGTCCCACTGGTTATTGAGGGTTCGAATCCCTCTCGGTCCTCGGATTTCCAGAAAAATACTCTTCGTATTCCCACATTTCGTAATCGCGGCAAGACTTACAACAACGGAGTGGGAGGTCGTTGAACGCCAACGGCCTGGTATCTAATCTGACGAAATTTCCTGCCTCGTCAGTTATTGAGTCGCAATGATCGCAGTGATACAAGTTCATAGCGATATTTATTAGCTGGCCTCGTAGCTCAGTCCGGTTTGCGCAAGCTTAGAGCTTCCGCCTTTTAAGCGGAAAGTCGTTGGTTCGAATCCAACCGGGGTCACAGTAATGGTCTCAAGGTCAAACGGTTAAGATGTCTGCCTGTCACGCAGTACGGAGCGAGTTCAACTCTCGTTGGGACCGCCATCGACCATTTTAGTTCACGCTGAAAGTCATATAAATAAAATAAAACATGACCGGACACGACAAAGTAAAATTGATCTGCCAAAATTGTCAAACAGAATTTATTGTCAACTGGAATAAACGTCGCCAAACTTGTTGTTCACGAAGTTGTGCAACTTCTTATAGAGGAGGATGGACTAATCACAGTAAAGTAAATTGGTCTGAAGTTAACAAACGTTCTTATCAAACTGGTAAGAATTTTGTCGCAGGCGGAACTACTAAATGGATAGTTGTAGCATGCTCAGATAGAACGTTAAAGGTTCAAGGTTCGTACGAAGCTAAAGCCTGCCGAATACTAGATGAAGCTAAGTTGTCGGGTATGATTAAAAATTGGGAATACGCAAAAAACCGAATTCAATATATTGGGTCAGACTCTAAAAAGCATACATACATCATCGATTTCACGGTAACTAACTTAGACGATACAATAACGTATGTTGAAGTTAAAGGTAGAACAACTATTACTGATCTACTTAAATGGGAAGCATTACGAAAAATCGGAACATTAGCTGTTTGGACAAAAGAAATTCTTGATAAAAAAAAATGGGCGCGAAGTGTTGTAGGTAACATATCGGACTGTCACTTCGAGGATTGCGGGTTCGACCCCCGTGGCGCCCGCACCATTAACTTATTGATTTGTAGTGAGAAACAGAGTTTCATCGTTGGTTATCACGGGTTCGAATCCCGTACCAAGCTTCCATAATGCTTAGTATCAAGTCGCTCTTTTCGTTGTTCTCAAATCAAAAATATCAGTGTAGCTCAATTGGTAGAGCAGCGGTCTCCAAAACCGAAGGTTGAGGGTTCGAGTCCTTCCACTGGTGCCAAACGCCTCTTTAGCTCAGACGGTAGAGCGACTGTTTCGTACTCAGTAGGTCGTCGGTTCGATTCCGGCATGAGGCTCTCAATGCCTTTGTAGCTCAGCTGATAGAGCCACTGATTTGTACTCAGAAGGTCGGGGGTTTGAATCCCTCCAAAGGCTCCACAAAATCACCTCTTAGCTCAGCGGTTAGAGCGTCCAGTTGAGGGCCGGAACTTGAGGACTTCGGTAAGGTACTCGTTTACTTTTGCGCAGAGGTAACCGATGAAGTAGCCGGGAGAATCAAGGTAGACGAACCCCAAAAGATAACAGAGCGTACGTGATGCTATCGTTAATAAGGTGTAGTCGAGAAGTCAGAGGTTCAAATCCTCTAGGGGTGTCGATGAGCCGGTAGGCCACCGGATCGTAGTTCCTCGCTTTCCCTGATCGTAAGATCAAACGGCGAGCCGCACCGTAAGGCGGACGGGTTGGCAACTCCCGCTGACATCGAACAAAGTTGCATAACGGGCATATAGCTCAGTTGGTTAGAGCATCTGACTGATATTCAGAAGGCCGTAGGTTCGACTCCTACTTTGCCCACCAATAAATTCGAGTAGTAGCGCAGCTGGTAGCGTACAACGTTCGGGACGTTGGGGTCGGAGGTTCGAACCCTCTCTACTCGACCAATATTAAACTAACGAGTAGTGGCGCAGCTGGCTAGCGTTCTTGATTTGGGATCAAGGGGTCGGAGGTTCGAATCCTCTCTACTCGACTAAGTAGTAGTAATGGATAGAGTTACTTCGTCGCCTAACGGTAAGGCAATTGTCTCTTAAACAATCGATGCGGTTCAAATCCGCCTGTTGACTCTCCCGACTTTCTCTACTTTTACGGGCTGTTAGCTCAGATGGCTAGAGCGCCTGCCTTGCAAGCAGGAGGTCAAGGGTTCGAATCCCTTACGGTCCACAAATTCAGAACGAGCTCAACGGACGATGGCTGAGCGAGGCTGTTTAGAGTCCAAACCGAACGCAGACCACCCGAGGTAGAAAATATCCCGATGCAATATCAGGTAACCTCGCTCGCTCGTTCTGAACGAGAAGAAATGGGCCAGATCCCGAAGGCAGGGCGCTTCACTTGCAATGAAGATGACTGGGTTCGATTCCCAATGTGTCAACAATAAGAAGTAGTAAAGTACAGGGTTACTTCGCAAATTTGGATTTTGTACACTAAACCCTAACTAAAATTCTCTTCTTTTATTTGCTCCAGTAGCTCAGGGGTGAGAGCAGGAAGCTTATACCTTCAAGGCCGGTGGTTCAATTCCATCCTGGAGTACTGTAAACCGATAGCGATAAATTAGTAGAAAAGTATATGACATCAAGCAAAGGTCTTTTCTCTTATACTGGAAACAAATTTAGAATTTGGTCTTCTAACTTAAAAACTTTGTTAGCGCCGTTTGAACGAATTCACGAACCGTTTTTAGGTTCAGGAGTCTGCTTGTACAATTCTGCAAGAGGAGGTATAGGAATAGATTCAAGTAACGACGTTATCGAATTGCACAAGTGCATATTTGATCCAAGCTTCGTAGTAAATTGCGTTAGCGTTGCAAACGATTATTACCCATCTGGCGAAACTACTAAGGATGGATTTATGAGATTACGTTCCGACTTCAATAACACATGGAAGGTGACCGGAACTACTCAGGATAATGCGCCAATGCTACACGTTCTAGTTCAATCAAGCTTTAACTCGCTGCTAAGGTTTGGGCCAAACGGATTTAACACCCCGTTTGGGTATAAAAAATTAGATTTCAATAGACTAGCAGCTCACGTTAAGCTAGCCGAGGATAAAGAATTTTCCTTTTTCGTCGGAGATTACTCAAGCTTGGATCTCGGTCAAATTGATAAAGAAAAGGATGTTATTTACTTTGATCCACCGTACTTAGCATCAAAATACACTTACTGTGGGTGGAACATAGAAAATGAGGTACAGTTGCTAGAGCATATTGACGGATTGGACAGTCTAGGGTACAAATTTGTTCTTTCTAACACTTTTGTTCACAGCGGTTTAACAAACTCCGAATTGATCGAGTGGTCCAAAAAATACTCAGTAATTGACGTATCTATGAGGTACTTTGCTTGGTCAGCAATCGTAGCAAGCGCTAAAACAAGCAAATTCACTAGCGAAGTAATAATAAGCAACCTTTAGATTCTGCTATTCTCCGTTCGTCTAGTCGGTCAAGGACGTCAGGTTTTCATCCTGGAGATCACGGGTTCGAATCCCGTACGGAGGACTAACGAAAGTTCATGGTCCTGTAGACGAACAGGTTAAGTCGTTGCCCTTTCAAGGCAAAGGTTGCGGGTTCGAGCCCCGTCGGGACTACTAAGATTGATCGTATAGCTCAGTTGGTTTAGAGCATTACCTTGACAGGGTAGGGGTCGCAGGTTCGAATCCAGCTACGATCACACACGCTCTCTTAACTCAGTTGGTTCAGAGTGTCACTCTTACAAAGTGAAAGTCGTAAGTTCGAATCTTACAGAGAGCACCAATAATTGGAAGCGTAGCTCAGTCGGTAGAGCGCAAGCCTGAAGAGCTTGGCGTCGGCGGTTCGATTCCGTCCGTTTCCACATTGTGGGGTAGAGCAGAGGCCAGCTCGCAAGACTCATAATCTTGAGGTCGAGGGTTCGAATCCCTCTCCCGCTACATCTGGTCATTTTTGTACTGATGTCGTATAAATAATCAAAAGACATCAGTACAAAAATGCCACGCAAACAACACCATTACATTTACAAAACGACTTGCCAAGTAACTGGTCGTTACTACATTGGGATGCATTCAACTTCAAACTTAGAAGATGGGTACATGGGAAGCGGCAGACGATTGAGATATTCTCTCAAAAAGTATGGAAAGGAAAATCATAAAGTAGAAATACTCGAATTCTTGCCAGATAGAGAATCTTTAGCAAAGCGTGAATCTGAAATAGTAAACGAACAGTTTCTAAATGACGAATTTTCTATGAATATGAAAGCTGGAGGAGAGGGCGGCGGTCGATTATGGTCGAAAGAGCATGCAGAAAAATTCCATAAAGCTGGAGGTAAAAAAGTTTTTCAATTGCTAAATAAAAGACACGTTGAAAAATTAAAAACCGATAAAACATATAAAAAGAAAGTTTCTGATAGCTTGAAAAAAACTGCTATGGACTCTGATACATTTGGTTTTTCTGGGAGAAAACATTCGGAAGAAACTAAGGAAAAAATGTCAAAAAAAGCGAAATTAAGAGTAGGCCCTAATAATTCACAATTTGGAACCCAATGGATAACAGACGGTTCCAAAAATATGAAAATACAAAAATCTTCACCTATTCCAAACGGTTGGAAAAAGGGACGAATCATATAAATGCAGCCAGAGGTTAACTCCAAAAGAACGGTTCGCCGTGTTAGCTGAGGCTGCTCCTTATGCCGACGTAGTTCAGAGGCAGAACAGTTGAATCATAATCAACAAGTCAGGGTTTCGAAATCCCTCGTCGGTACACCCAGGAGGACTCGGTTCAATTCCGAGCGTTGAAACACAGAACTGCAGATAACTGTGCGGATACGACGTATAACGGCTGTGTACGCTTGGTATTTGGAAGGTTGGCAGAGCGGTCTATTGCGCTTGCTTGGAAAGCAAGTGGGTGTAACAGCCCCGTCGGTTCGAATCCGGCATCTTCCGCTCAATATGCCCCGATGGCGAAATTGGCAGACGCGTTGGACTTAAAATCCAAAATCGAAAGGTGTAGGGGTTCAAGTCCCCTTCGGGGTACACAATGCCCGTATGGCGAAATTGGTAGACGCACCCGCCTCAAAAGCGGTTGGAGGATTCCGTGTCGGTTCGAGTCCGACTATGGGTACATTGATTGGTTCCCGCAGTACGAAACTGCTATAAAGGAGCGGTTAAATTAAAGTCGGAAATCCGGCCTAGCCAATCAAACGCTGAAGTAGCTCAGTAGGTAGAGCGCATCCTTGGTAAGGATGAGGTTCACGAGTTCGATCCTCGTCTTCAGCTCACAGTTAATCGAAAGTACTTAACGCGGGAAACTGAGGAAATTGGTGCCACCTTTGCTGGTTGTCGGAGCTTAACGGCGTTCGGACGACATTGGTGCAAGTCAAACAGACTTAGAGGGTCAGCAACTCTATGATAGTCGGGTTGATGCTAAGATAAATGTTAAGTGAGAAACAGAAGTCCAATTACGAAACGATTAACTAATTTGCAGGAATAGCTCAGAGGTAGAGCATCTCGTTGCCAACGAGAGGGTCGTGAGTCCGATTCTCATTTCCTGCTCAGGCCAAGGTTAAATGCATAGGTTCACATATAAATAAAGTAAAGTGAATACGTATGAAAACCTTAACTCAAGAAACAAAAGATAAAATTAGCAATTCACTAAAAGGAAGAGGCCACCAATTCATTAAAAAAATATGTGACCATTGTAATTCTGAATTTGAAGTTTCTTGGAGAAAAAGAAATCAGCGATTTTGTAGTAAATCGTGTAGAGCAAAATCGATAGTATTTTCGAATCAGTCTATTCAAAAAATGTCAGTTGCTAAGAGCGGTGAAAATAATCCGATGTTTGGAATTTCTCCGAAAAATACAAAGAGATTAAAAGTTCACTCTGTTAAACACATAGGCAATAAAACATTCTTTGTTAGATCTTCATACGAAAAAGAATATGTTGAGGAAATTACGGCTAATGAAAGGGTAATATCTTTCGAATACGAACCTGCTTCGTTTAAGTGCAATTATCTATTAGCTAATAAAAATAGAACATATCAACCAGATTTTTTAATTACTGAGATTGATCGTACATACATTGTCGAAATTAAAGCAAAGTGGCAAAAAGATTCAGCTGAAACTTTGATAAAGGAAAAAGCTTTCAAAGACACTTATTCGATAGAATACAAAATATTAACGAAACATGCAGAAAGGGTGTATACGGAAACTGATCAACCGTCCGGCATTTCGACCTTGCCAGGTCGAGGAGCGAGGCTAACGATCTCGCAATCTGCCCCAACTAAAGAGGAAAAACCAAGCGTAGTGGCCTCAAGGGAGTGCACCCCTGCTACGCTCTACACTGTCCTGTGGTGTAACTGGTAACATGTCTGACTCTGGATCAGAAGACCAAAGGTTCGAATCCTTTCAGGACAGCACAGTGCCCTCTAGCGTAATGGTTATCGTGTCTGACTTTGGATCAGGAGATTGGGAGTTCGAGTCTCCCGGGGGCAACCAATTGGAGAATTACTCAAGTGGTTTACGAGGTCTGCCTTGAAAACAGATGGTCGGGTGACCGGTCCGGGGGTTCGAATCCCTCATTCTCCGCGTAAATGGAAAGGTGCTAGAGAGGTCGATTAGGCTTGTCTCGAAAACAAGTGATCGGGTGACCGGTCCCAGGGTTCAAATCCCTGCCTTTCCGCACTAAAGATAAAGTTAGCAGGACCGCAGATCCTGTTAAAATCCTGGATCCGAGCCGCGTTCGACAACCGCTGCGGGTTATCGATCGAACAACGGTGAAAGGGGTTTCGGGTTGCATGGGACGCTACCCTTTAATGTTCAATGAGATTTAGAATGAAACCAAGTACTGAAGTTTAACGACGGAGGAACGGTGCGCTGATTCAAAAATCTCTCGAGACATTTTAACCGTTTGGAATAACGGAGCCTAGATGGGAGAGAGTACGAGGCTCTCCTCGAAACCGAATCAAAATGCCCAAGTGGCGGAACTGGTAGACGCGCTAGGTTGAGGGCCTAGTGTCCATTAGGACGTAGGGGTTCGAGTCCCCTCTTAGGTACAAAAGTAATAGCAATTGGAAACAGTTACTTCGCTTTAGGAGCCGGTACACTGGAGGTTCGAGCCCTTCCCTGGAGGCTAAACAAAAGACTCTCTCCAGGTGGCGGAATTGGTAGACGCGCCGTAAACGTTACTGCCCAAAACATTCTTTACTTTTACTTGCTCGTATGGCGGAATTGGTAGACGCGCTGCGTTCAGGGCGCAGTGTTCTTAAGAGCGTGTCGGTTCGAGTCCGACTATGAGTACTGAGTATAAGAAAAATAAAAAGCCAATGGACGATTTTTACAGACTAACTAAGGATCACGAAAAGATAATGCGTGAGTGTAGGAATCAAGCGCTTGATGTTTTTATCGAACGCAAGGACGAACACTACCGTAGAGTATCTGATCCAACTTCGTTCGACGACCTCTTAAAGATTTTTTCAGAATCAACAATGCACTGGGTATTCATCAAACGAAAAAAAGAACAGAATCCAGTAGGGCATTACGTCAAACAGGAAAATGGAGATTGGACAAAGTACGAAACGTACTACGAGGTTGGTGGATGCACAATGGCACATAAGGACGGTTTCGATTACTTTTTATTCATTTACATGACGGAAGAAGTTGGAGACGAATTCGTGAAGAAGTACAAATTGAAATTACTTCACTAAGTATATCGATTTGGAAATACCGACAGTGTCGTTATTGTAAAAGCCGTCTATTATTGAGGCATTAAGTTCATTTTTGAAGTAGTTAACATCAACTATCGATTTTGGTGTAGAACAACTTGCTAAAAGTAAAGTAAAAGAGACTAAGAATAATAGAATCTTCATCGATTTTGTTTATTTTTATTTACTAATACAAGGCACGATAGATTCGTTTTTGACATTAACATATTGTTAAATTATGCCCGCGTGGCGAAACCAGGTAGACGCGCATGCCTTAGGAGCATGTTTCGAAAGGAGTGTCGGTTCGAGTCCGACCGTGGGTACAAAAACGTAGCAAGACAGAAAGGGTTACTTCGATTTGAACTGAAAACACCCTCAGTCAACATTCTCGTTTTATTTTACATGGTGTTTATAGTGTTAGCGGTAGCACGAAAGTTTGTGGATCTTTTAGCATCGGTTCGAATCCGATTAAACACCCACTTTTAGATGGCTCAAAAAGTTGAAAGGTCGAAGATAAATAAGAAAAACGCATCTTATGAAATCCTGCGAATACTGCGGAGTCGATCATGACGGTTCATTTGGAAGCGGTCGTTTCTGTTCAAAAAAATGCTCGCATGGATTCAGTTCACGTGAAAAAAGAGCATCAATAAACGAAAAGATCTCAATCAAATTGAAAAATTCTGGGCATCCACCGGTAATTTGCATTTGTAAAAATTGTGGATGCGAATTTTCACGACCGTGGACAAAACGTGCCTCAAAATTCTGTTCGCGATCATGTAAGCAAATCTACGAAAACACACATACAGTATTCACAGACCAACGCAAAAAGAATTTGTCCAAAGCGGTCAAAGCCTTGTACTCTTCTGGAAAAATGGTGTATGGTGGAAAAACAAAGTGGTTTGTTTACAAAGACCTCAAAATTCAGGGTACGTACGAATTACGAGCGTGTAAAATTCTGGACAGTTGGAAAGAACAGAAAAAGATACTTGATTGGGAATACACCAAAGATAGAATTCAATACGTTGGATTAGATGGTAAATCTCACAGTTATCTTTTGGACTTTAAGGTGTTTAGAAATGACGGATCCGTCTATTACGTTGAAACTAAAGGGTACATAAAAGACACAGATCTTCTCAAATGGGCAGAAGTATCGAAAAATAACGATCTTGAAGTTTGGAGAGAAGCAGAATTGAAACAACACGAAATTAAAAACATAAAGCAATAGTAATCTAAACAGTTACTTCGATTCTCATTCCAAGAGAGAGGTTATCGGTTCGAATCCGGTTCTGGGCTCTAATAATTAAGATCATGCCCAGATAGCTCAACGGCTAGAGCGCTATTAGAAAAACGCTGTTTGAAACATTCTTTGCTTTAACTTATTCAAAACACTGGCAATAGTAATTAGTACAGTTACTTCGCTTTAGGAGCCGGTACACTGGAGGTTCGAGCCCTTCCCTGGAGACAATGTAGTAAGTCTTCTCCAGGTGGCGGAATTGGTAGACGCGCCGTAATGTAATACTGTCTGAAACATTCTTTGCTAGATTCGGAGGGTTACCCAAGTTGGTGAAGGGGTCAGTTTGCTAAACTGATAGGGTGTAAAAGCCGCGAGAGTTCGAGCCTCTCATCCTCCGCTCAGATGATAGTTACAGTGACTATCGCAAGATAATCTCGCCTGGGTGATCCGGGTAAACGACAAACGGCCCTGTAGTTCAACGGATAGAACAACGATTAGAAACGGATAAAACTTCGTAGATAAATAAAATAAACTCAAGTATGTATCTGCCTTTGAAAAAATGTCCGTATTGTTTAATGATTTTAACGGATGATCCTAGAAATCATTTACGATGGTGTGAAAAAAATCCGAAATCTAAAAAAATAAAATTAGATCAATACGATTGGCCAAAAATTCAGAAACTGCATGATTCTGGGTTAAATTTCACAGATATTGCTACAGATTTAGGAATAGAGCAAAGAGTAATGCGAACGGCGCTTAAATATAAAAAAATTCATAGTTCGCATAAACCTGTTTTCAAAATGTCTAAAGAAGCTAAAGATCGAGCATCTGTTAGATTAAAAAATTTGAGAAAAAACGGAGTTGGAAATTTAACTCATAAAAAATCAAAACCTTGCGAACACCTAAAGACTCTGTTAGTAGAACGCGGTATTCGTTTTACGGAAGAATTTTTACCATTATCTGATAGATTATTTCGAATTGATATTGCTTTTCCAAACGAAAAAATAGGAATAGAAATTAATGGAAATCAGCACTACGAAACAAATGGAACACTAAAAAAATATTATCAAGAACGGCATGACCTTATTGAGAAATCCGGGTGGAAATTATTTGAACTACATTATTCTGTTGTTTACAATCGTGCAGTTATTTTTGATATTATTGAGATAATCACACGCACCGTTGGTAGAATGGATATTGCGCCAGCCTCCTAAGCTGGTGACCAGAAATGGTCATTATAGGTTCGAATCCTATACGGTGTACTATTGAAGTCTGTTCGATTCCCGGTGGGGCTACCAATTAGTAAATTAAAAGCATGGCTCCGTAGCTCAATGGATAGAGCATTAGCCTTCTAAGCTAACGGTTGAGCGTTCGAGCCGCTCCGGAGTCACCAAGAATAACAATTGCATCCATAGCTCAGCAGGTAGAGTAGCTGACTCTTAATCAGTGGGTCGTGGGTTCGAATCCCTCTGGATGCACAGATCAATATTTTCCAAGCTGTTAAAAACGGCCTGTTAGCTCAACGGATAGAGTACCGGTTTCCGGAACCGAGGATATGCGTTCGATTCGCGTACAGGTCACTGAAATACATGCCCGCGTAGCTTAATTGGATAGAGCTTTTGACTACGGATCAAAGGGTTGGGGGTTCGAGTCCCTCCGCGGGTACGACAAAACAACAAAACGAATGTTACAACTTAACGACATAAAAAAGCTCCTGTACAAGCACCAGCCGACAGCAGTGTTCGAGAGAATCACGATGGGTATTGCTTACTACAGAACGCACATCTCGACGCAGGACGTGGATCTCAACGTCAATTTCGAGATCCCTGTGAGCGATATGGGAAACGCTGATTTCAACAGCACGATGGAAGCTAAGTACCTCATTCGTTGGATAGTAATGTAAATGGCGCCATGTCCGAGTGGTTAGGTCGTTGCCTGCAAAGCAAACTACGGCGGTTCGAGTCCGTCTGGCGCCTCAGTTGGAAAAAAGTTCGCGCGAAATGTTCCGGCTAAGTGACAATAAAGTAATTTAATAACTTCAAAAAAACCGATACTGAAATGGCAAAGTTCAGAAATGCAAATCTTCGTAAGACGCTTGCGAACAAGCAGCCTCAGACGAAGTTGGTAGCAGCTAAGGCTGTTCCAAAGCCTAACACCGTCAATCGTTCGGGTCACGCAGCTTATGCAATCGATAAGTGGTTGAGGCTCGTCACGATGCTAAACACCTTGAAGCTGGAAAACCAGTTCTACAGGTCCGAAAATGAAACCATGAGGGAGCTTAAGACAGTCCTGACCGCTTGCGCGAAGGAAGATCCTTACCTCACTGCTCAGGCCATCGTTTACTCACGTTGCGTTGGCGAAGGTATGAGGTCGATCAACCACCTCGCAGCTAGCTACCTGGCACCGCACATCACTGGCCAGGAATGGTCTAAGAGGTTCTACTCCCTGTGGGACAAGAAGGCTAAGAAGGGTGGAACGATCTTCCGTCCGGACGACATGGCCGAAATTCTAGCAGCGTTCTCCTCGATGAACAAGGTCAAGGCAACGAACGCTATGAAGAAGGGTTTCGCTGACGCTATCGAAAGGCTCGACGCGTACTCCATACTGAAGTACAAGCCAGCTCTCATCGACGTCATCAACCTGGTTCACCCGGACCCGAAGAGGTCAAAGGCATTCGTCAACTTCAACGACGAAAAGATCACGGCTATAGATGCTGTCATCAGAGGTTACGCGGTCTCCGCTGACACCTGGGAAGCAGCTCAGTCGGACGCTGGCCAGGAAGTCGCTAAGGCTGTCAAGGCCGGAAAGATCACCAAGTCAGAAGCCGAAGTCATCCTCACGGAAGCTAAGGCAGAAAACTGGAGCGATCTGTTGACCGAAGGAAAGCTCGGAGCTCTCGCTGCTCTGCGTAACATCAGGAGCATCCTGAAGGTTACGAACAGCGAAAAGACCCTTAGACTGCTTGAATTGCTCCTGTCCGACGGTGACGTCATCAGAAAGGCAAAGATCATGCCGTACCAGATCGACCTCGCGAACGAAGTCCTCAAGGCAGAGTTCAAGACGATGGAAGGAAGGCAGATCAGCGCAGCTCTGCTAAAGGGCTACGAAGCAGCAGTTCCGAACCTTGCAGAAATCCTGCCGGGAAGGAACCTGGTCATCATCGACATCTCCGGATCCATGACCACTGGAGTAGTTGACCCAAACAGGAAGACTAACTACGTTAGCTCCTGCATGGACAAGGCTGCTCTTATCGGAGCAACGATCGCTAAGGCTACCAACGCCGACGTTATCGTCTTCGGTGGACACGCTGAATGGAGGAACTACAACATCAACGCTGACGTGTTCAGCATCGCTAACCAGTTCAAGAGAAACCTTGGTAGCACTAACCTTGCTTCGGCATGGCAGCTAGCTTCTCAGGCTGGAAAGGCGTACGATAGAGTGTTCATTCTGTCCGACAACGAATGCAACCGTGGTAACACTTACTCAGCTTACACGAGCTACGTAAGTAAGGTAGGAGAACCATACGTCTACTCAGTGGACATGGCATCCTACGGAACCACTCAGCTCATCGGAGATAAGGTTCGTTTCTACTACGGTTACGGATTCTCGATGTTCGATGACATCGCTAACGTTGAGTTCAACCCGGCTCAGCACATGGATAAGATCAGAAAGATCGTTATCTAATTCTACTGGATCCGCTGCGAAATCGGCGGATCCTTTTATGCGGTAATAGCTCAACAGGTAGAGCGCCTGACGTAAACAGCTAAACGAGCTTTCTAAACTCGGTGTAAGCTCAGTAATCAGGAAACCGGGGTTCGAATCCCTAAAACCGCACGTAATAAATAAGTAAAAGAAAAAGTTCTTTGAAAGCATTTTGGGTATCAAAGCGTAGGGTTACTTCGTAGCTCAGTTGGTTGAGCGATTGTCTGCAACACAATAGGTCGCCGGTTCAACTCCAGCCGAACGCCGAAAGGCGCAATGCCCTTGCAACATTCTCCCAAAAACTTATTAAAAAACCATGAAGAGAATCAACAGTTCGTAGGGTCAGATCGTTCTGACAATATGAAAGCACAAACTGAAAAACCGAAACAGCCTCTCAAGTATTGGCTGGTAGACATCACCCTTACGAGTGGTGAAGTTCTACACTTTTACGTGAAAGCCCTGAACTTACACGAAGCTTATCAAAAAGCTGATGGGTACGCAGAATGGACGAGTAACGAGCAGTTGTTGAATCACCTGCGAACCTTCAAACTCATGGTTTGAATTCACTTTTTATGAACTTTTTGCGCCTCACCTCAGATAAATAATCGAAAGTGAGGCATCGGGCAGCCTGTAGAAATAGACGGGCTTATTGTTCACAGGGTTAAATTTCAATAAAACTCAGCGGTGCGCTGGATAAGGGGTAAGCCCGTTTTAATGCGCCATAACGTTGGTGCTATGTAC